TCACGTACGCGGGCTTCCAACTCAGCGATGCGTTGATCGCGCTGTGCTGTTGCCTCGCGAAACTGCTGCTCTAGCTGCTGCCGCGCCTCTTGGTACTTGCCCTGTGATTCGAGCTGCTGCTGCTCGTGGTTACGCTTGAACTCAACGAGCTCTTGGATGTTGTAGTCAGAAGGGAGCTGCTCAGCTAGCTGTTCATACTTGCGCAGCTTGCGCTTCTCCTCGGCGAGCTCTTTGTTCTTGCGCTCAAGGTTTTCGACACTGCGCTTGAGGGCTTCAACATCAGCCGCTGGAGTCGCTGACTCTACGGCTTGCATTTCATCGGACATTAATAACCCGCAGGGTTAATTGCTCCTTTACTTTACTTCTTGCCCTTCTTTTTGTTAGCGATGCCAGCTTCACTCAGGGCGATTGCAAGTGCCTGCCTGCGGCTTTTGACGCGCGGTCCTTTTCCGCGCCCTGGTTTGCCGCTGTTCAGTGTCCCGCGCTTGTACTCCCCCATCACTTTCGCCACTTTGCTCTGTGCTTTGGCCATCACGCCAGTCGACGACATCTAGAAGCAAGCTACCGCCATCAGCTGTAGCCCAGCCCTTGTCGGTATAGATCGCTGGCTGCCAAGCATCGCCAAGCTTGACCTGCACAGGGTCGCTATGCACCGTGAAGATGCCGCTGTTGACGAAGTGGCGTAGATCAGGGTGTGCCATACCGTTTCTTCAGCTGATCCAACGTTAATTCTGATCCGTCATCACGCACCAGTTTGGCCATGGCATCACCAGGGCCATACTTTTCGGACAGCAACTGGAAGTAACCCAGTTTGCTAGCACCCAGCACCTCTTCTTGCACGCTCTTGGGCTGTTGATCTAACCACTCGCCGTAGCTCAAATCAATCGGCACCTGACCATTGGTACTCGAACGTGTGGCTCGATCTGATGGCGGCAAAATATCAGCACGGATCACGGGTACCACAACACTGCGGCAGTTGAAATGCTGCGGTGGCCGCGGACCCTTCCCATAAGGAAACTCATAGCCGTCTAACGCACGACAGATCGAACTGGTCCGCGTATCCAGCGTCGCCACGTACCGGTAAGTCGTTGTCACATCTTGGTTCGCCTCATACACCTGCATCGATGAGGTATTAGCAACCTGGTTAATGCTGGTGCGCACCAAGGCCACGATCTGGTTATTGGCGACAGCAGTGGCCTGACCGCCGGCGGCAACCACCTGCTTCACCGTGCGGGCACTATCTCCGAACTCCAGCTTGCCGACCAGCTGCCGTGCAATCTCCGGTGTCGCTGTACCTTGCTGCAGTCCGCTGCGGACCACCTGGGCAAAGCGCTCCGCCTGGGTTTCAGCAATACCGAGGAACGCCTTTGACACCACCTGCCCATTGGGCAGCGTGATCCTGGTGCCTTGCGCAGCGGTAAGGCTATAAGTCTGCTGAGCTCCTTGCACTGCAGCAAAGAGATCGTCGCTCAGTGTGGCCACGTTGAGCTGCGTTGGATCAGCGACGACCACCGACTGACCAAAATTTGGGCTGACCTGCACGGGTACAACCGTGGGCCTTAGCGCTACCGGTAACACCCTCTCAAGCTCACGACGGACAAAATCTGTTTGCAGTTCCGCCAGACCCTGCAATTCAGTGGCCGTCAACGCAACAGCTTGATCGGCCCAGTTGGCTAACGCTAAGCGCAGCTGCGACAGAATCTGCCGCAATGCTGATGCCTTCGCCGGTGCTTCTGCATCGTCAATAGCGCGCAGCTGGTTCGCAGCGGCCACCATGATCCGGTTATAGAGGTTGATCAGCTGACGCGAGAGGCTATTGCTATAGCGGTTCAGGTCAACCACGTTCCGATACAAGCGGGACGGAACACTCATGTCTCAATACCCAATTCCTTTGGCTGGTAAGACGAACTAATGCTGACGTTGGCGCCAGCACGCAAGGACGAGATGATCAACGTCGTGAAGTCGTCGTAACTGTGCTCACCCTGTTCGTAGAGCACTGTCTCGCCGATTTCATCAGCGCGGCCGTTTTTGTACCAGCTCACACGCACGATCGCCAGGATTTCATCCGGCAGGTCGCAGACGTGGTAATCCAGCTCCTGCCGGCGCGGTGGCTTCGGCTCCAGCATGATCATCCAATCAATTAGGTGGCTGGTTGTCCAATCGAGCAGGTTGTAAATCAAGACCCGCATTGGCCGTTGCTCCTATTTCTTCCTCCACGTTAAAGTCATCTCCCAGCACTTCACCATCGGCTAACTGCTGCAGCAGCGTTTCCTGCGTGATTGTGCCAGCGGTATAGAGCGACAGTAGCGCTGTGATCTGCTGCGGCTCTAGCTGTGCACCAAGGAAATCACGGTTGACCAAACTGCTACCTGCTGCTTGGTTTTGACCTAGGAATTGGGCGTGGTACTGCAAGGCATTGTCGATCATGTCTTGCACGTTCTGAGCGATCACCATCATGGTGCTATCGCCTTGGCTGCGATCGATCATCTTGGCACTAGCCGTTTCACCGACAAGCTTTTGACCCAGCACAGCGGATAGACCCAGTTCGTTGATCTGACGCTCTAGCTGATCAAGGCGCTGGAATTGCGAATCAAAGGCATCGCTAGGTGGTGCGATGTACTCGGCGCGGCCGTCGGCAGGAAAGGCGATCGCTTCACCAGGACCGGCGGAGACTTCCTCAGCAGCAGAGGGGAAGCCAAAGAATGCCAGCATCGGCACCGCTGAGATATGGAGCTGGTTATCGAGGTCGGATTGAATCTGATACGCCTTGAGGTTGAGCTCGGCGATATCTTCGAGCGGCGGTCGCGATTCGAGGTAATTGATGCGGCCGCAGTAGGCCACAGAGAATGGGATTTCATCCAGGCTGGTCGTTCCCTCGTCGATCACCTGGTATTCACCGTTATCGGCTTGCTGATGGATCTGGTAAGCGCCAGGGGTTAAGACACGAACCTGCTGCACAATCTTTTCGCCGTACTCAGCCTCTGGAATCGTGACCGTCTCCTGTAGGCGCAACATGCTCAGGCGCTGCTGACCATCGCTTTGCTCTGTGCGCCAGCCAAGGATCTGCCGCGGCGTATAAGTCACCCAGTAAGGACGGCCGCCATCAGACGGTGCATCGACCAGTGTGCCGATATGGCCGTATCGGATCAGCTTGCGGGCAGTTTCATAGGTCCAGACGTTGAGGTCATTGCCTTGTAGGTCAACATCAAAGAGCTGCTCGCGAATCGTATCGCTGGTGTCGACCAGCCTTACAGGCTTTCGCGTCAGCATGCCAGCCAGCATGCGCTCCAAACGCTGGTAATACGGCGGGCAAACGCTACGCGCTAAACGGTTGTCGTAACTTTCGTCGAGCTCACGTGGTTCTTGCGGTAGATATCGCCGATGCCGTCTGCGCATGCCATAGGTGCCATGCAGCAGGTCTTCAATCAAAATCCAATGCGGTTCTTGAGCGAACCAGGCTGTATTGGGGTCGCTGACTTTTACTACCGCACGTTGCGCTAGCGGTCGGTCGTATTGCCTAAAACCTGAATACACAGCGCCACCGATGCGATGTGATCAGTTTAGGCAATGAGCCCCAAGGGCTATAGGCAATAAAAAAGCCCTGGCCCCACCTCCAGAGCTTGATGTGGTTCGACAAAATCAATATATGCGTATTCCAGTGCTTCTGCCAGCGCCTGAATGTAAAGGATTAAATTCACGCCAGATCAGGTAGCCAAGCGCATCATTCATGTGGTCGTGACCAGCTTCTTTGCACGATTGGCGCCACCCATGCAGGCGTAGAGGTCGTGGCACAGACAAATGGGGTGGCCAGAAGCCGCCGGGGTGTCCGAAGAGGCCGCCGGGTTCAACTGACCGCACCAAGCTTAGTAGATGCGAGTCATCTGTCACAAGTCAATAGACACGCACGCCACGCACTGCCTTGCCAGCTGTGCTTTTCCAAGGATGAACTGGATCGAATACACCGATCACGCCATAGGACAAAGCATCCCAACCATGATCCCAGCCGCCGTCCTTATCCGGCATGTTCGTGCCTTCCTTAAAGGTCAGGTTGCGCAGGCTCTTAATCGTCTGTTTGCAGTTGGGGTGGATAAACAATCGACGGTTGCCATTGGCATCGCAGACCATCGCATTGATGGCATTGCGCTTGTCGTCTTGCATGTACGG